CGCGGGCCTTAATAACCCGCGCCCCTTATTATTAGCCGAGCAGCGTTGCAATATGGTTCTGCTTGATGGCCTGATAGCCCCAAGCAAGTCTAACGTGATAAACTAACTGCAAGAACTGACGGTAAACTGCTACGTCAAAGGTAATGCCCGTATAGGGGTCCGTGACAGTCATCATATCGTCGGCCATATCCATCGACTTGCCATCAGGCCCAACCGGAAGCGCCGGGGGACGAGTGATAAGCTGGACAGCCGATTTGCTAAACGCAACGTTTGGCGTCGAGGTGTTGCCAATAGTCATGGCAACAGCCGAGGTTGCGAGGGCAACCTTAAGGCCAGGAGCCGCCAGCGTGATAACACCAGGAGCCGCAACGCCAGCTGCAACAACATATTTGTTGGTGTCGCCAGTGAACGTCACCACATCACCCGCAAGCACAGTGCCCGTGCCGGTAATGAGCGTAATGGCAGTTGCACCAATGGCATAACCAGCGGTATACGAAGCGCCGGTTCCCTTGGTGACAGCCTGAACCGCATTCGAGTTATGCAGGTCCATGCCTTCCAAGCGGCCGATGACGCCCTGACGCAGCAATTCAGCAGTTCCTGCCTCGTTCACTTTGAACAGGACGTTCTGCTTACCGCGAATGTTCGCCATAGCCGCCGAACCCATGACCAAATTCAGATCACCCTGCGGGGCGCCGTTATCATCGAGGATCTTGCGAACCTGGGCGATATCCGACAAGTCACCAGCGGTACCAAAAGGCGCAGTGCCAGCGGTGCCGTAAGCACGCGAGGCATTCTGATAGGTCGTGGTCCAAAGGTCCACATCGATCTGATTGGCAAGCGTGCGGAACGCCTGTGCAAACTGATTGACCAGAATCCCATGATAATTGCCAGCCGCCAGCAATCCGCGCTGTTCCTCACCGTTCCAACGGATCGGGACATGCTTGGATTTGCTAATCGTCATGGTGACGTTGCCAATGGTCTGGTCGCCGGTATTGGGCGCCGTAACCGCAGGCGTATTGTCCGCCATGGTGACTGCGGGGGCAATCGGGATCATGATGGTTTGATTGAGGGCAGCACGTTCGGCGCTGGAATTGCGAGAGACCGCAGGCAACATGCCAACGAGTTCGCGCGACACCACGTCGAGCGCTTCATAGATGGTAGGTACAAGGCTTGTAATCGTATTTGCCAAAGCAGTTATCCTTTTACATAAAGAACGGCCGCCAGTGGCAAGCCCTATTCTTAGTCAACAATGACCACTTCCCCTTTGCCCGCCGCACGCGCCGTAGTGGCTTGCGTAGCTGGGTCAAGAGCTTCAAATTGAGCGCGGGTCACCGTGCGCTTTCCGCCGTTCCCGCCACCACCCTGCGCGCCGCCGCCATTAGCGCCGGAACCCTTCATAATGTGATCGCGGTATGGGTATTGATCGATGAGAATTTCAAGCGCCTCATCGAACGCTGCGACTTCGCCAGGTTTTGCCCGGCTATAAATCTTGTTGCCATTCTGGTCATAGGCGACGACCGCATCACCATCGACCTTGAACGAGTTGCCAAAGCGCGACTGAACCATGTCAGCTGGAATAGCGAGACGTTCGGCAATGAGCTTGGAGCGGGCAAAGCTGCCGCCGACCTTTTCCTGGACGAGAGCGTTTTTTAGCGCGTCCCGTTCTTGGACAACCGGAGCATATTTTTCTTCAACCGACTTGATTTTGCCTTCGAAAGCTTTGATGGCTTCGTCTCTGACCTTGTCGATCTCGCCAGCGTCAACAAGCTTTTTGGCGTCGAGGTTTTTAACGATGGTTAGCGCCTTGAGAGCTTCCGTTGGGTCTTCAATGCCATCGAATGCCTTTAGGGCGTCTTTGTGTTCCTTGGCCTTCTCGCGATGGCCCTTAGCTTCCGCATTGATGCGCGCAATTGTGGAAACCGCAGATGGGGCATCAAATGCGATATCTTTGCCGTCATCGTGCGAATAAACGGGCTTCCCGTCTTCAACAACAACATGGCCTTCAGCATCGTATTTCAGTTTCATGGTCATCCGACCCTTTCGTTTGGTCCATCAGGACCTAGACACCGCGCGGCATCCGCGTTGCGGCAATAAAAAAGCCCCCAAAATGGGAGCCTTTTCGACATTCGTGAATGATTTTCGACCTATTTCTTAGGCGGCTGTTTAGGCGCGGCATCTGCCAGCGCCTTAGCGGTCTTGGCTTGATGTTGGATATCTTGATCCATTGCGGCCTGGACTTTGGTCGTCTCGTCTTCAAACTCAACTTCTTGCGGCACGATATCCATGCGCTGCAATTGCGTAAACACGGTTTCCTTCGACACAATGCCATTGGCTTCGGCATTCACAAGGATAGCAGCAGATGCATCCGATAGGTTCGAGGCGCCGAAGTCTTTATAAACCCCAACCTCAGTTTCAATCGTTTGACCTACCCATTCACCCATCAGGTTCAAACAGGTCTCTAGCGAATCCTCGAACGCCTCGGCAATGCGCTGCAAGGTGCTGCGGTTAGCGTCACCCTCTGACACAATCTGTGTCGCCGTCGTTACAGCTGGCTTTTGAACGAGTAGCTCAGCACCGGATTGCCGCATGCGGTCTTCAAGGTCGAGCAATGATTGCCTGCCAGCATCGATAGCCGCGCCGGAATGCTCGACAAACTTCAATTCCGCCGTTTCGCTCATCGAGGTGGCAGCAGAATTGGCGCCAATTGTGAGATTGTCGGTTTCCGAAAAGCCCCGCGCAAACAGGATAGGAACCCGCGCCACATGCAAAATGGTTTGCTGGTCAGACGCCGATTGATAATGCTCGACGTTTAGATAGGCCAAATCCAACAGCGGCGACGCGCCGAGGCCAAAGCCTTTCTTAATCCCATAAAAGAACACAAACGGCACCTTGGTTAAGGTCGTGGTGCCTTCCTCGTACAAAAGCCATTCATCTGTCTTAGTGTTTTTACGCCATACTTGCCATCCGCCAGGCGTCAAAACCCGGATTTGCCGAACAGCAACCGTGGCCCATTCGCTATCCGGCTCCTCGACCGTCTCAAGCAACCTGAGCTGGGTCAAAACAGCGTTGGATTCACCAACCTCAGTCCGCCAGCCCAGAATGGTCTCAGCCGGATAGCGCGTTAGATATGGCCTGACAGCCGCCTGTTTCTCCTGCGCCTTGGTTTTCACCCCATCAGCACGCGGATAGTCAACTAGAACCCCTGTGACGCCTTTCTGGAGGCAGTCAAACAGGATTTGCGATGAGAACCCGTGAATATCAGTTCCGGCGCGGTCGATGTCTTCAAGCCAGGGCTCAAATTCAGTCGGCAAACCTTCAATGCCAATTGGTCTAGCCAGCGGTTTAGCAGCCATTACGCCGCAAGTGCGGGCAAAAGCGGGGAATAGCGTAGCCGTTTTCAATCGGCTATTATAGCTATCGCCCGTCTCTTTAGGGAACTGTGGCAGGAATAGCTTACCCGCGTCGCGCACGGCTTTCGTGCCGCCGACAAGCGCTTCCAGCATAGGCCATTCGGCAGCCATTGCCTTGACGGCATCGGATTGGTGGCTGACATCGAATTGACCTAGCAATGAAACCTCATTTATGATATTTTAAGAAATCCAAAATTTGGAGATTATTATGTGGGATTTGTACATTTTCACAGGTTATTCACTGCCAAAGGCGGGGACTAGGAAAACACGCTTTGGAGTTTATCTTTGGATTATTTTAAATTACTTAAGGATGGCCGAGTTGCGAGCCGTAAATCGAGAGACAGGCGAGCACATTGTTCGCTAGGCTCACAACCTTAATTCGGAAACTTTCAGCTTATCGCCAGCGCCAAAGCGGGTGAATATGTAATAGCCCGCAGAATCCGGGATATGGTCAAAGCCCATCGTCTTATCGGGGTCTGACGTGCCTTCTTTGTAAACCTGCCGCTCATAGCACTCGATTGACTTGACGCATGACGGGTCAACAAACGCATGCCTGAGACCGTCAGCTGTTTGAAACTTGGCATTCACCGCATTAACGCGGTCACGAACCAGCGGGTGCGACGATAGCGCAATCACCTTAAATCCATATTCGCGTAAAATTGATATATCGGTTTTGCCTTGCGCCGATGTGCGACGCTGAGCCCCGGCAGGGTCTGGATAGATTGTAATATGTCCTACCGATAAGCCGCCATTTGCTGGCTTGCCGTATCGACGGGCAATCTCATCTGCCATATCATTCGTATTGGCGGTTGGGATTACGACTTCCCCGACCTGATGAATATCAGTCCCAACTTCCTGCCAAACAGTAGCAGCCATTGGATTAACGTTGAAATCCATACCGATATGCAAAGGCAAAGCTGGATTATATGGACAAGGCTTAACAGAATGAGCCCGGCTGAAAGCGTAATAGACAAGGCCGCTAAACGTCTCAAAGCTGGCCTCGTATTCCTGCCGAAATGTACGGCCATCTAACGTACGTCTGGCGTCTTCAATCTCTTCCGGCGGGACATTGCCGCCTTGAATCGTCGTGTAGGTCCATGACTTCGTATTGCTGGACGTTGGCCCCTGCCCTTCAACATAGCCAGCATATAGCTTTGCAAAGCCCTTGGGTGAGCCGATAAACAGCGCATGGCCGCCAGCGGTCGAAAGCATGGGCCGGATAACTTCAGGCCACACCTCGTCCTTGGCATCGTCCCATTCGTCGCCAATAAAGAACCAAAGCCCGGAGCCGCGTAGGTTGTTCGGGTCATCGAGGCCGACAATCCGAATTACATGCCCGGTTTTAAGCGTTATTGAGCATTCGGACTCGTTCGGCCGATTTAATATCCAGGCTTGCGGAATTGACCGTTTCAGCCCAGACCAAAACACCCGCTTGGCCTGCTTAAATGTCGGCGCCCCGTACCATAGTTCGTTAAAAACTGATACATTCCACTGCATAGCGAGCCTTGCAGCACGCCGCATTTCTTCCCTTGCAAGGAATGTCTTACCAAATCGTCTCCCACAAGGGGCATATCTATATCGAGCCTCACGTTGCCAACCCCAAGCGTAAACATTCGCCTGTTTCGGGGTTAGAACTACACGCTCGCCATTATTCACCTGATGAAGCAAACTCACCATAAATCTTGCGCGCTTCGTTCATAAATGCTTCGCCAGCCAGTTCCGGCGTGGCAAAGGTGCCAATGCGCTTTTTCTTGCCGTTCTGCCATATCGAAGAATACCAACTGCGGTCCTTTTTGCTCCAATAAGCGCCTTTTGGTAGGCCCTTAAGACGCTTCGGCGCATTACGTAAATTCTCCGCATGCGTTGCTTCGCGCAAATTGCAAATACGATTATCCGAACGAATACGGTTAATATGGTCAATCTCACTCAATGGCCACCGGCCATGGATAATTAGCCATGCGAGACGATGGGCTAAATAGCGGCTTTCGTTTATTACGATATATCGATAGCCATCCCTGGGGACCGAACCAGCAATATGGCCAGCATACCTAGTATTCCACCCACGGCCGGTTGCTTGCCGCTTTTTCCAAATGAAAACACCAGTTTCAGGGCAATAATCTAGATACCCGATAGCTTCGGAGGCAGATAGGTCTTTCATACCGGATTTATATCACAACTAATTAGCAATTAGAAAGGCATTCTCACAATATCGGCTTACCCGGCACCGGCTCATCCGGCGCAATAACTGGCGCATCAGACGCGAGGTAAGCGGACGCTGCAGCCTCTTCCAAATACTTCTCACCGTATTTCTTCGGCAAAAGCTTGCTCGCTACCCATTTGCGGGTCTCAATGCGTAACTGCGAACGCTTCGTCACTTCGCTATCCTCAACTCGATAGCCGTTGCGCGTCATCCAATCGTTAGAACCATCGTCCGCAATATCGACCAATTCGTCAAATAAAACATCAGCTTGCACCTGCCTCGCGCGCGCGTACTTGCTGGCAAATTCTGCGTTTTCATCAAGCCACCTGAATATGGTACTCATATTAGGCATGCTGTCGTCTGACCGGCATATTGAACGCAGGCTATGGCCCTCAGCTAATTTCTCGCAAACCTTATCAACTGTTTCTTGATTATAGCTAGACTGGCGCGGCATGGTTCTCTTTGTCTTTCAGCGCCTTAGCAATGTGTTGAGCAAGGGCTGGAATGTATCCCTCGACGGCAGAAATGTAGAATGACGGGAGATTGTCATGGACATAATCGTCGATGGCTTTTTCAATAAGGTCTACTAAATTGTTCATACCTGCCCCTGGCCATGATGGGTCATTGGTAATTGCGTGCCAGCCGTCAGCTGGATTGTGGGCTGTCATTTCTTCACCGGGCAATAAGCATCGCACCATGCAAGCTTGCCGTTGTCGGCCACACAAACGGGTCGGCCATATTCGCCACCTTGCAATCCGGGCTTTTGCCAGCCGAGATGTTGAGGGTTGCGCTGACAGCCGGAACCCGGGGGAGAATGCTTAAACGGGATAAACATCGACGCAATCATGAGAAGGATGATACCGGCTGACATTTACTTCTCGCTGTCCGTATCTTCGGCGTCAACGCCTTCCATAAGCTCCGGGAATGCCTTCACAAATGCCGCATCCAAGTCATTCATGAACTGGTCAGCGTCGGCCGGGGTTGTGATGGAGAAATTACCAACAACATAAGCTTTAGCCGATTGAATATTATATGGCTTTTCGTCACTCATTGGTGTCGGTTCCCTAGTAGCAGCAAAATGGCCTGACATACCCTCGGAGATTGACAGCCCGTCAAGGGCTAGTCGCGATTTTAGCGCCTCAAACGATTTTGTCACAGCCTCACAGCTGGGCGCTAGACTGGTTAACAACTGCGTCAAGAGCTGATTTGTTG